TCTTTCTTTTAAACTCACCCATCACCTTTTTAATTTTTTTCTTTTTTCTTCCGGGCTTCATAATCTGTTGCCTTACACTTGCTCTACTTACCACGCTTCATAGCCTTTCCGTATCCTCTGATGGCACAGCCTACACCTTTTGGTCTTCCTACTTTACCACCTTTTTTTCTTCCTATAGATTTTAAAATATCTTTTTTATTTTTTTTAAATACTTGTTTTTTATTTTTAGCCATTCTTTTTTTAGTTGATTTTCTAACATCTCCCATTATAATGCCTAAATTTTCTATTATAGCAGGTGGAATTACTGATCTAGCATGTGCTGCACTTTTAAATGGACCTTTACCTTCCGCATCTTTTTCACCAAAGTTTCTAGCTGCAGCATCACTAACTAATAATTTTCCTACATCAAGTACATCATGTAAAGCTAATCCTGCTCCTACTGCTCCCATTCCCGGAATAAGTCCAGTAGCTAATTTTTTTAACAATCCTTTTCCAGCTTTCTCTTTTATTAATTTTTGAATAGCTTTTTGTTGTAATGCTTTTTTCTTTACTGTACTTCCTGCTTTTTCAATACCTTTTCCAGCTAAACTATAACCTACTAAATCTCCTAATAAATTTCCTGTAGTAGGTAAACCTATATCTAATTCTTTCGCTGCTACTCCAGCTAAACCTCCTACTCCTAAACCCATACTAGTTTTTAATATTTTAGATTTCTTAGGTTTAAATTTTGGTACACCAACAGTATCAGCCATTCTATTCTCCTACGGCTGAGTAGGTGCTAATGTATCAGGCCCACCAGCAGGTGATGCAGCTAATGCCATATCATCTTGTCTAGTACGTCTAGCCTGATTGTTAAGTTTTAGTATAGCATTCTGATATTCATTCTGCCATACGGGAAGTGTATTCCAATCTTTCATATACATTGTTGACTCTACCATACATCCTGCAAAGAGAGCTTCATAACAATATTCACTAAGATAATTACTTATAGTTACACTCGTACCTGTAGCAGATGCTAGAGGGAGTGGTGATGACTGTGTTTGTATCTCAACTGTAAGTGCTGAAACTGGAGTAGGGACTATTTTTATACTTGAGTTGTTACGCCTTGTGTAATATCTAGGCGTTCCTGTAGATGCACTTACAGGCCAATAGTCGTTTACATAGGCTACTGTCCTTTGAAGAAGATTTGTTACTGTTGTTCCTGTGCTAACTTTATAGTTTACATTACGAACAATTCTAACTCTGTCATTTAAAGACACAGTTCCTGCATTACCAGAAGACACAGATATTGTTGTGTACTCATTTAATCCAGCATCATCAAGATCTTTAATCATACGTAGCTCTGTCTTATAGATAATTGTAGACACCTGAGTAGCAAACTCAGTAGAGTCATTCTCAGTCGTATTGATTAAGTCTGTCTTTAAGTAAGAGTAATTCGGCATACTAACCTACATATAAAGTAATTGTTGGAAGCATTGTTCCTGTACCTGAAGTGCTACAACAAACTACTCCATTTACACCTATGCCTAATTCTCCTATATACATATCATTAGAATCTGTAGCTCCAACTCTGTATCGTATAGCTGTGCCTTTAGCAGTCTTATTTGTAATCTGCCTTGCACCTGTAATTTCTATTTCACCTGCTAATGTAGAGTAAGTATGTACAGCTAAAATTCTTGTAGTGGTTGGACGGTTGTTACCTGTTCCATTATTACCTACAGTTGCATTACTATCTACATATCTAAACAGAGTTTTAACTTCACCATTAATACTTGTATTGGTAGCTGCTTTAATATTTGTACTCATATCATCTCCTTATAATAATGAGGAAGAGGCTTTGCACCTCTCCCCCATATATTAATTAACCTGCGCTACCGAAGTAACCACGCCAATCAGAAACACCAAAGCTATAACGCTCCCGTGCCTTGAACCGAAGATTACCAGTATCGAAGTCTGGCTCCATCTTGGTCTGAAGTGGGGTACGGTTAAACATCTTAGCACCGTTAGGTACGTCAGTCTTGACAAAGTAAGCGTCAGTGTCTGTGAACCTACGGTTGATGTAGTAACCATCAGGTAACATACCAAGGTGACGAGTAGCATTGATTGCATTATTGTTAGGGTTAGCAGCAGCAGCACTCGTTTGAGTATTACCGGGGCTAGACATAATACGATCTGCAATCGCCCATGAGTCAACTGGGATGTGTAGACTTCTAGCACTTGCACCAATTAAGATACCACGATCATCCGTAATCTTCTGGATGTTCGTTAGAATGGTTTCAAGTGTAGCCTCTGACAGGTCAGCAGCAGCAGCTAAGTTGCTCTGATTACCAGCAGAGATGGTTGGGTGTGCAGCAGAGAAGAAAGCAGCACCATCACCAATAGTATCTGAGAAACCATTGTTGAATAGGTTTGCAGCTTTAACCTGCTTAGTGTTAGCCATTGCACGGGCAAGACCTCTAGCACGAAGCTTGGCAAACGTATCATAAAGATTGTCTTCCATTGCTTCTTCTGTAATGGCAAATGCCAATGCTACAGTCTCAGCCGTATAACGGGCTACATAACTCTCTTGTGCGTCATCATAAGTAACGGCAGCACCTTCACCTTTAGTTGGCGCAGAGCCAAATCCAGTGAATAGTACTTCTTCTTCAAAAGCACGATCTGAGTTTTCAATTTCATAGAGAGGCTTATGCTCATCATTAACTTCTCCATACTCAACTCCAAACACAGCATTTAAGCCGGGAAGGAGTTCTTTACTAATACTAGCTCTATTTATAGCCATAATAAATCCTCCCTATTAAGCACTAGATGCTGTTGCCGTGACATAATTATCACGGTGAGTGTTAAGATATACTTCAACGATTGGGTATGCATCGCTATCACCTTCATCAGGTAGTTGCGCTCTACCAATAACCCGTGCAGCCTGTTCTGTTTCAGCACCAGATGCAGCTAATAGGTAGTAACTGGATTGACCAGTTGTAGTGCTTCCTGAAGATGCTGTTGAACTGACGGTTACATTGTAGTTCTTTACAATGAGAGCTTCAGCAGCAGATAAGGTTAGCGAACATTGAATGTGATAAGTTTGGTCGGCATTAGTAATGACGAAAAACTTAATATCTGAGGCACTAGTTCCACCCGTCCAGTAACGTGAGAATTTTTGTTCTCCATTTTCAACATACTGACAGCCCATAAAAACCCCTGAAGGCTTAAGAGTTGCAGCAATGAATGGTGTGATAGTAGCTAGGTTTGCACCCGGAAGTACTACTGGATCACCAGTAAAAATGTTGTTAGTAGGTGTACCTGCAAGACCAGTAGATGACCAAGCAATGATATCGGTTACGGCTTCATTATTGTAACCTCCACCTTTCATACGAGCAGGAGTAAAGCCACGAAATGCTTTAGTAGTAGACATGTGTTTCTCCTATGTTAAAAAGAAAAGCTTAGTCTTGAAAAGACGGTTGCCTTCCTTTTGTTATTACTGACTTACTTGAATTTGTAATCGGCATACGAGAGTTATTTCCTTTCATGAGTTGTGCATTAACTGCATCCATCATTTGATTAGACTTATTCTCATAATGCTTCCTTCGAGCCATTACCTTTCCAGTTGGCAACTTTGCCAATGCTAAGTCTCCACGACAGACTGTTCCAGTATAACGACCCTCTTTCCTTACGAAGGATGTAATTGCAAGTTCAGGAACCTCATCAGGTGTTACAAATTCCCAACCCTGTTGTTGTTTCTTGCCAATATTAGTGATATCATCTTGGCCTTTTACAGATATGCGTAACCAACGTAATGACAGACCGTCATTGTTGAATCGTGCTTCTACCTCTTCAGGTATTTGGAGGGCATCTGGCTCCTCAAAGGTCCACTCTTCTTCTCTTGTCTTGGCTTCTCGACTTGTATTACTACGTACTTCATTTCGTGTTGTCATTCTTTATCTCCCACGTTACAATATGTTTGTATAGCCATCTGAGTCATCAACTTTTAATTTCTCAGCAGCATATCTTTCAAGCGGTATATCCCATTTCTGTGCTAACCTAACGTCTTCTTTTGTTAGTTTAACTTTCTTAGAACTGGTTGGGGATGAACGTGAACCCCCTGATACTACTTGAGCAGGTTGTGACGTATTTTCCTGCACACGGTTTTGGCTTTCCTCAAACTTTTGCGGAAAAGCCGATTGAATCCTTTTATTAATTTCTTGATAGAAGTCTTGATCTGTTGGATCATACCCTTCTCCTTTTAGCTCTGCATCTATTGCTAGAGCAGCAGCAGTCATAACATTATCTTTACCAAACCAATCATTATTAGCAGCCCATTCCTCTGCTTTTGGATCAGTCCTTTGAGGTGCAGGTTGACGCTGTACCTGTTGTTGTGGTGCAACTTCTTCCTGTATCTCCTGATAATTATTCTGAGCAGCAGTTACATTCTTAAGATCTATCTGAGCATCATTAAGCATTTCCTGTGCTTTAAGAACTCTATCTTTATCACCTTCTTCAAAGGCTTCTGCGTAAACTGCTCTTGCTAGTTCTATCTTATCAGTTAGTTGTTTCTCAGAAGCATCTAGACTAGACTTACCTAGCACATTTACTTCTTTATCTTTTGTTCTGAGGTTACTAGTTAATTCCTCATTTTTTTGGATGAGAGCTTGAATATGTTCATCACGTTCTTTACGTTCTCTAATAAGTTTCCTTATTCTTTTTTCTGCTCCCTGAGTTTTAATACCTTCTAGTTCAGGTTCTTCAGCTTTGACTTCTTCTTTAACAGGTTCTTCCTGTTCAATCTCTACCTTAGTTTCTTCTTTTTCCTGTGCTTCTATCTTAGGTTCAGTCTCAGGTTCTTCTTCAAATTCAATTTCAATTTTATCTTCTTGCTCTGCATTCTGAACACTGACTGTGTTCCAATCATCATCTTTCATTTTATTATCCTTCCGTTGTTTACGAAACAAACGATTTACGTATTGGTAATATTATATCATATAATTAACTATTTCCCAAATTAATTAGACCCTTTACTTAAATTAAATGTAGGATCAAGGTCTTTTGGGTCTTCTAGTCTCATGGTTATCTGGTCATCAAAGAGTAGAATAAAGCGTACACCCTTATAAAAAAGCTTAGTTCCTATTAGTTTTCCATAAGAAACATAGTCACCAACCTTACACCAAGCACCAGCAGGAAACTTTTCTTTATCAAGATAAGCTAGTTCTCCTAATGCTACTACCCTACCCACAGTTGTTAGGTAAGACATATCATCTTTAGTAGAGTCAGGAATATAAATACCACCTTTTGTTACACTCTTAACTGAGACAGGACGTATTAATACATGATAGCCGGGAAGCTCTGGCAATACTTCTGGGTCTGCCACTTCTTCTACATCTGTAATCCATTTATCATTCTTTACTGATCCACCTAAGTGTTGTTCTCTCATTTTAGTCTTCATCTCCATATGTTCGTTTTTTAATAATTTCTGTTAAATTATTTCTAGCCCATTCCAGACTAGAGATAGATCCAACAATCTGACGGTAATGAGCATAGTCTTCTGCATTACCATTTCCTAAAGTAAGTCTAAGGTTATTAATCTCCTGATTAAACTCCTTAATAACTTCATCCCAAATTTCCATTACTTTTGTTTGGTTCCTTTATCAGATGCCTTCCAAGAAAAGTCATCCCATTTGTTTAATGAACTGCGAATATTACGTCCACCAGTTACATCCTGTGCAAACGGATCACCAAAAGACTTGTCAGTATCTTTGACATGCTCTGGATATCCTTTACCTTTCTTCATCATTATCTTTCTCCTTTTCAATTAAATCTTTTAAATTATTTTCTGCTGTTCTATCATCTTCACTCATTTGCTTTTCTTCTTCTACTGCTAACCTGCCAAGAACATCCATAGACTTAAGTTCTTTCTTAGCTTCTCTATCAAGTTTAGCTTTCTCTTTCTTAAAGTTATCAGCAGCACCTGACTCAAGCATATCAATGATTTGTTTATTTTCATCAAGTTCTAGTTGCTTCTCTTTTAGTTCCATCTCAGCAGCTTGTACAACTGTATCTTGTTGTAGCTTCTGTTTCTCTAGTTCTACCTTGGCTTGTTCAAGAGCTACGAGTTGTTGTTCAGGTGACTGAGCCATACCAGCAGCTTGATTAGCATTCATAACTTGTTGTGCAGCTTGTGCCATCACCATCTCAATTACTGAAGGATCTTGTTGCTGTTCTGGTGGTAGTTGACTAATAGCTTGTTGTGCTACACCATTCATCTGCTCTTGATACTTCATAACTGAGTGTTCTTGTATATTAGCTTCAATGATTGGTCCTATACGTTTCATAATAGGATTAGCTCCATTCTGAGGATCTTGAAGATAAGCCATCTTAGTTTGTATATGAGCATCATGGTTCTGACCCGGAAAGGCAGCAATAGGTATACCTTTAGTTGCAGCCATGATATCTGACACTGGGTCCATCTGTTGAGGCTCAACCTTTGCAGGTAATATGTTTTCTAGATTAGGCATGTTGGCTGCTTCTAGTATTGTTCTATTCAAAGCTTCTAAGTTAAACATACCGGGAGGTGACTGCTGTGACATTTGTAATGCCATATTAGCCATCATCATACGGTGTGCGTTAGAAGGTATATTAGGATCAGATACTGGTATTATATCAACACGACCATCAAAGTCACTCTTGAATATACTACGATCTTCAAATGGAACATCATAAGGATATTCTTCTGGTAGATAATCATGATCTATCTTAGCTAGTATTCTAAATTCATCCTTTTGAGATTTATGTACTCGCTTATGGATTGCACTAAAGAACTTACTACTAGCTTCTAATAAAGCCATCGTAGTCCCAACGGGTCCATAGGAGGCAGCATCAGAGACAACTTGCTCTGTGCTGTCTGCAAAACGCTGACCAGCAGCACTTACAAAATTCAACATCTGGAATAGAGTTGAGGAAGGCTCTTTGTAAGGCAGGGGAATAATAGCCTTAGAGAGATCCATTCCAGTTGCTTCAACCTCCTTGAACTCACCGGGTGAGATTGGATCGTTATCTCCGACCATTCTCAACCCTTTAGCCTTGAAACCACCCGGTAAATTGGCGAACTGTCCTGCATCTATGAGGGATCTCATGGCAGCGGTTGCGCTCATGGTGAGGTTACCTAAGAAGTGAATCAAGCCTAATCCATAGAAACCAAACCCCGGCACGAAACGGTAGTGTACGAAGTGACTACGCTTTTCTTTATTCGGGTCTTCTTGTTCATAGTTTCTACGAATACTTAACACTTGCCTTGATTGCTCTATGACTGTAACAATATAGGGAAGTGATTCTCCTGTACCTTCTATGTCTAGATAGCAATGCTGTTCTAGTAGAAGATACTGTGGGTCATTGTCAGAGGAAGGAGACATACCAATAATAGTATCCATCTTCTGAGTAAACCCTGTAACATTAATTTCATTTGGTTCTGGAAGTTCTACGTCATCGTAGACACCAGCCCTGATATCTTTCTCCATGTCAATAGGACTACGATAGATCAGATGTGTGTACCTGTCAGCATTACGTAGGTCAGTTGCATAGTAAGATACATAGAACTGATCAATAGGTATAAACTCTGAGACAGGCCGTTTTAGTGTAGCACTATAGTAGACCTTCTTGAATGCAGAACCTATCAAGGGAAGATGGAACAACATTCTTTCAA